GCTTGATGACTACAAGGATAACTTCACACCTAACCTCAACATCAAGTTCGAGGACATTGAGCTAGACACTGTGCTTGAGGGTATCCAGATTGAGAGTCAGTGGAAGATGAACATCCCTAGCCTGCGACAACGTGTCGAGGGTATCAGTGGTGGTCACCTAGTGATGGTGGGTGCACGTCCTAACACAGGTAAGACTACGTTCCACGCATCTCTTATCGCTGCGCCTGGGGGCTTTGCTCATCAGGGTGCTAAGTGTCTTGTACTTACCAACGAAGAGAAGTATGTACGTGTAGCTGCACGTTACGTACAGGCATCGTCAGGTATGACTATCAAGCAGATCGTAGAGAACAAAGCTCTAGCGTTGAAGCGGTACAACGAAGTCAAGAAGAACGTACAGATGAAGGACAGTACAGGCAAGGACATGAACTGGGTTGAGGCTGTAGTGAAGAGCTACCGTCCTGACATTGTAGTGTTGGACATGGGTGACAAGTTTGCCAATCGTACTGGTGATAAGTCAGACATCTACTTGAAGGATGCAGCTATCCACGCACGTAACATCGCTAAGCTGTACGATTGTGCAGTGATCTGGATGTCGCAGCTGAGTGCTGTAGCTGAGGGTGTAGTACAACCTGACATGTCAATGATGGAGGGCAGTAAGACAGGCAAGGCTGCTGAGGCTGATCTGATGATACTGATCTCTAAGAACAGACAAGTTGAGGGCGTTGATTCAGATGAAGACTTGACAAGGTACTTAACTATTGCTAAGAACAAGCTCGACGGTGGATGGCACGGACGCATTACGTGTGAACTAGACGGTGACATCGCACAGTACAGCGCATAAAGAGGAGAGCTAGAGTGAGGACAGTACTAGACGTAGAGAATAACTCTCTTGTACGAGAGGGTAAAAAGATAATGGACCCTTGGGAGCCAAGCAACCATCTTGTGCAGGTAGGTACACTTAACGTGGATAACCCTGATGAGATGCACTTGCTTACGTTTGATCACCAAGAGAAGAAGGACACGACAGGTGGTGCTGCGTTTGTACTGCAAGCTGTACTGGACGAGACAACCTTGTTGATCCTACACAACGCACGTCACGATATGCCGTGGCTATGGGAGTCAGGCTTCCGCTATGATGGGCTAATCTATGACACAATGATCGGTGAGTATCTTCTACTGCGTGGCGTGAAGCGTAACATCAGCTTAGCTCACTGTGCAGAAGAGCGTCAGCTACCTTCACGTAAACTAGACGTACTCAAGGAGTACTACAAGAAAGGCTACAACACAGATGAGATACCACTGGCTGAACTACTAGAGTATCTTGCTGGTGACTTACACGTCACACGTGAGTTATTCCTAGCACAAGAGCAGGACTTCTCTCAGCCAGAGAGCCAGTCAATGATACGTGTACGTGACATCAGCATGAAGGTGTGCATGACATTGTGTCGCATGTATCAGCGTGGGTTCAAGGTAGATCGTGACGCACTTGAGGAAGTTCGTGTTGAGTTTGAGCAGGAGAAAGCAGAGCTAGAGACACGCATCAACACAAAGGTACGTGAGCTTATGGGTGACACACCTATCAACATGTCATCACCAGAGCAGAAGTCTCAAGTTATCTACAGCATGAAGCCTAACGATAAGAAGGAATGGGCTGAGCTATTCGAGTATGTCAACACAGCTGACGAGTATCGCTCTACTGTCAACGCTAACACACAGCGTGTGATGAAGACTAAGGCTTACACATGCCCTACATGTAATGGCACAGGTAACACGTATAAGATCAAGAAGGATGGTACACGTTACGCTAAGCCTAACAAGTGCAAGGACTGTGAAGCACGTGGCTACAAACTAGAAGAGACTAATCAAGTAGCAGGGCTTAAGTTCTTCCCACCTAACAAAGAATGGGTCAGCGATGCAGGCTTCACTACATCTAAGTCTAACTTGGATCTGCTTATCGCTACAGCTAGATCAAAAGGTATGGATGAGGCTGAGGCATTCTTGTCTGACATTCGTAGGTTAAACGCTATCAAGAGCTACTTGAATAACTTTGTGGGTGGTATCAGCTTGTTCACTAAGCCAGATGGTTTCTTGCATGTGGATCTATCACAGACTACTGCAGCTACAGGGCGTTTCAGTGGGCGTAACCCTAACATGCAGAACATGCCACGAGGTAACACATTCCCTATCAAGAAAGTATTTGTGTCACGCTTCGATGGTGGCTACGTAATGGAGGCAGACTTTGCACAACTTGAGTTCCGCACGGCTGCATTCCTTGCACAGGACAAGACAGCAATGGAAGAAATCTCTACAGGGTTCGACGTACACAGCTACACCGCCAAGGTTATCACTGATGCTGGTCAGCCAACGACACGCCAGGAAGCTAAGGAACACACCTTCGCACCCCTCTTTGGCGCAACTGGTTTCGGAAGACCCAAAGCTGTGGCTGCGTACTACGAACACTTCACACAGAAGTACACAGGTGTAGCCAAGTGGCACAAGAAGTTAGCCAAGGAAGCAGTCAACCTACTAAAGATTACTAACGTAAGTGGTAGGCAGTATGCATTCCCTGACTGCCACCGTAGAGAGAATGGTAGCGTGAGTCACATGACTAACATCAAGAACTATCCAGTGCAGGGATTTGCTACTGGTGATGTTGTGCCTGTCGTATTGATGGAGATTGAGGAGAGGCTGCAGCCTTTGAAGTCTTGCCTAGTCAATACCGTACATGACTCAGCTGTTATAGATATTCACCCAGACGAGAAGGAGTATGTAATTGCAATGATAAATACACTCAACGATGATCTAAATCGTATCATCGAAGAAGCCTACGGAGTAGAGATGAATGTGCCTCTGTTATTAGAAGCAAAGATTGGTCCGAATTGGCTTGACACTAAGGACGTTTAGTGTTATAACTACGACTCTTTGAAACTGTGTAAATGTGAAAGGATACACAATGAGTAATACACAAATCGCTTTGGCAACTGATGGTAAGTCTATCGCAGAGATGATGGGCTTGGCTGAGAACTCAAGTGGCAAGCGTTCAATGCTGCCTCGCTTCAGTCAGATCCATAGTCCAATCAAAGGCCAGATCGAAGTCAACGGCAAGACAGTTAAAGTTGATGCTGTTCCTGCAGGTTCGTACAAACTAACTCAGTCAGACGACAAGGTAGTGTACGCTACAAACCCTAAGATCCGCATCTTCGCCCAGCGCCAGCAGTGGACACGTTGGGACTCTCAAGCTAACGAGATGATCAAGACTGTCCTTGTTAACAACTTGAATGGTGACTTGAAAGACAATGCAGGTGGGTTCAACGCAGGCCGCCCATCAGGTTACGTTGAGGACTTCAAGTCTCTACCTAAGGAGACACAGGAGTTAATGCGTAGCACTAAGCGCACTAAGGTAGTGTTTGGTACTGTTATTATGGAAGGTGCTATGGATGAGCAAGGTAATCCTATTGAGGATACAGCTTTGACTAGTCAAGAGATTCCATTTGTTATGGACGTTAAGAGCCGTGGCTCAATCAAGGCTATTGATGATTCACTTAAGGCAATCTCTCGCAAGAACGCACTGCCTATCCAGTACCACATGACGATGGGTGCAGAGCTACACGAGATGCCTAACGGTAGTGAGTACGCTACGTTCACTCTTGAGTTAGCTGACAAGCATGAACTGGATGAGTCAGACAAAGATATCTTGGACAGCTTTATGGACTGGATCGCAGGCATGAATGGCTACATCAATGACCTACACGAAGAGCGTAGTGGTGGTACTATGTCAGCTAAGGCTGAGGCTGTGATCAATGATATCGTAGACGTTGAGGTTGCAGCAGAATGAACCACACAGCTGAGCTAGCCTTACACACATTCCTACAAAAAGCGCTTGCAGGTGAGACTACAGTTGATGAAGCTGTGATTGAGCAGGTAGGTAAAGACGTAGCGGATGCAGTACGTAAGCAGTTCAGCAGCGGTCCACGTGACAAGTTTAAACTACGGATGTCCAACCTTGGGCGTCCGACTTGTCAGTTGTGGTTCGAGAAGAATGACCCTGAGGATAAGACACCATTCCCTCCACAGTTCCTAGTGAATATGATGCTAGGCGATATTGTTGAGGCGGTATTCAAAGGGCTTCTTCGTGCTGCTGATGTAGAGTTTACGGATAACGAAAAGGTTGTACTCACTTTGTCTGATGGCACAGAGATCAGTGGTGAGTACGACATGGTTCTTGATGGTAAGGTAGATGACGTTAAGTCTGCGTCACCTTGGTCTTACCAAAATAAGTTCAAGGACTTTGAGACCTTAGCTAAAGGTGATAGCTTTGGTTATGTAAGCCAGTTAGTTGGTTACGCTAAAGCTGCAGACAAAGAAGTCGGTGGCTGGTGGGTAGTCAACAAAGCTAACGGGGAGTTCAAATATGTTGACGCTTCTGGTGCTGATGTCGATGCGGAACTACATAAGATCGAAGAGACAGTCGAGTACATACAATCAGACAAACCGTTTGAGCGTTGCTTCGAGGCTATCCCTGAGACATACTTCAAGAAGCCTAGCGGTAACTTGAAGCTGAACGCAACGTGTGGCTTCTGTGCTTACAAACATAAGTGTTGGCCTAACCTACAGACACTACCCTCTCGTGTGTCTAAGGCGGCTGATAAACCGATGATCGACTACGTATTCATAGGAGATGAAAGTGCCAGCGAAGAGACATAACTCTCGTAGATATCGTAGCGGCTTAGAAAAGACTGTAGCTGAGTTCTTGAAAGTTAATCAAAAGAGATTACGTTATGAGGACTTAAAGATTGAGTGGAAAGATCTCAGGTACAGGACTTACACACCAGACTTTGTGTTAGATAATGGCATCGTAATTGAAACCAAGGGCATCTTCGATAACGAAGACAGACGTAAGCATATAGCTGTACGAGAACAACACCCTGAGTTAGATATACGGTTTGTCTTCAGTAACGCTAACGCTAAGTTATACAAAGGAGCTAAGTCTACTTATGCTGCTTGGTGTGAGAAGCATGGCTTCTTGTACTCGCACAGGACTATACCTCTTGAGTGGCTGCAAGAAGAAGGTACACCACTCAAGACTAGCTTGATAGAACTTAAGGAGGAAAAGCATGGGTGAGATAGGCAAAGACGAGTTCGCAGTAGTACTCAAGCCAACAGGATTAGTTGACGGACAATACACTACTGTGTCTGTCTACTTGATGGCACACGACGATAGTACACTAGATGAGAGCAACTTCAATCGGTTGTTTCATGCGGGTAGTTTGATGGCTACGTTCCTTGAACTTGTAGAAGAGCACCCAGCGCTTATGCGATTAGCTGTAGAGAAGAGGGATGAGATAGCACAATCAGACTTCTTAGACACAGACATGCTAACACCTTTCAGTAAAACTTATGGGAGTGCCTGACCGTGAATAAAAAGTTTAGTGTAACTTTTGTTCTAGAAGTAGATGAGGACAACAACATACTGTCCTCTTTAGAAGAAGCACATGTTGATGATGTGTTTGATTTAGTAAAGGATATCTTCTACGATGTGGATGATGTCGAAGTAGATAACTTAAATGTTAAGGAGAGACTATGAGTACATTAAGTGACGGTGACTTAGAAGCCTGGGAATACTACAGTGAGACATATAGCAAGAAAGAGATGGGTTTAAATGCGTACCAAAAAGCAGCAGCCAGGACAGCAATTTACAAAGCCGAGCATTCTATTCTGTATCCTGCGTTGGGCTTGGCAGGTGAAGCAGGGGAAGTCGCAAACAAAGTAAAGAAGATGCTGCGTGATGGTAACTTTGACCGTCAAGCTATTGCAGCTGAAGTAGGTGACGTGTTGTGGTACATTGCAGCACTATCACGAGATTTAAACTTAGAGATGCATGACCTTGCTATGAAAAATTTAGAGAAGTTATACGGACGCAAGGCACGAGGAACACTACAAGGATCAGGAGACAAAAGATAATGGGATCTAACTTTTTACCTACAGACTACCAGTCATTCATTCACAAGTCACGCTACGCTAAGTACTTCGATGGTTACGGACGTGAGTCTTGGGATGACACAGTAGCACGTTACGCTACCAATGTAATCGCTGACAAAGTAGATGCAGAGACACGCTTCGAGATTGAGCAAGCTATCCTTGGCCTAGAGATCATGCCATCTATGAGAGCTATGATGACTGCAGGTCCAGCACTAGATCGTGACAACACAGCAGGGTACAACTGTTCATATCTCCCCGTAGATGACCCTAAGAG